AAAGGGGTGTTTTGCTCTATATTCCTCCATAGCTCAGTCGGTAGAGCGCATGACTGTTAATCATGATGTCACTGGTTCGAGCCCAGTTGGGGGAGCCACGAAGAAAGTCAGTAATTAAGCCAAAAACGGCTTGTTTACTGGCTTTTTGCTTTGTTTATAATATTTTCGATTTTCAAAATTATTCACTTCTTTTTATGCCTTTTAGTCTCTTATACTACAGATAAACTACAGATTTTCCATAATAAAAACCGCCCGAAATGTAATCGGACGGCTTATTTTATGCCAGCAATTTGATTGCATTGTAAAGAGTGTCAACCTCCTGAATGATATAATGGTCAATATCGACCTTGTAATTTGTATGGCCCATAAGTGCGATAATGTCCTCTTCTCTCGCACCTGCGGCAGACATCCTTGTTGAAAAGGTTCGACGGCAAGAATGTGGAGTAAATTCATCGCCTAAACCGAGGGCTTGCATCGCCGGACGGAACCCATATTTCAGAAAATAATCCTTGTTCATAGATTTTCCAATCTCTGAGCCCTCGTGTATTCTGCAGAAGATTGTTTCGCCTTTATTATTTATGCAATTCTCAACCAATTTTAAAATCTTAGGGTGGATAGGAACAATACGATTTTTGCCGGCATCTGACTTTATGCCTGCGATAAAGTAAGGTATGCCCTGTTCGCTCATATGGTACTGCTCGGTAGTGAGCGAAAGAAACTCAGTCACTCTGAAATTGAGATAGCACATTATATAGACATAATCAGCATAAGGCACTTTGCCTATGTTTTGTCGTATTAGCTCTAACTGCACATCGGTGAAGCGTGTAGCGTTTACCTCTTCGGATTCCGGAAGCTCTATAAATGTGCCATAGTCTTTATTAACAATATCCTCTTGCATCGCAAAATGGTAAAGGCTGGTGACAAAGCATTTAATCTTATGTAGAGCCGAGTATCCTAAGCCTTGACAGATTTTAGGCGTATCAGTGACTTTATAGGTACCGTTGCCGTTGGGCAGAAGATATTTCAGCTTACCGCCTGCGCCTACCTCGTGATGTGGGTTGTCATAATAATCCACGATGTATTGATAGTCTGATGTGCGTAAATCCCTAAATTTACGCTTATACAAGGGCTTTAGTTTGATATAAGCACTTGCGTAGTTGCTTTTTACGCTGTCACCAAGTTTTTTATATGCTTTAGTTTTTACCCATTTATCGTGTAATTGCTCAAGTGTCATATTAAAGCCATTGACGGGATTGTACTCATAATCTTTGAGTGCGTTTTCTGCCTCTCGCTTTGTGGCGAAAGTTCCCAAATAAACTTGTTTCCCTGTGACAGAGCTTGCAGCGGCATACGGTTTTGATTTGCTGTCTTTGCGAATGTAAATGCTTCCTGTACCTTTTGTTCTGCGCCTGTTTTTCGGCTTGTCAGATGATTGATTTTTACCGCAGTAAGGACAATACGCAAAATTGTCCTGCAATTCTCGGTTACACCGTCGGTTTATACATTTTTTCATCATTTTGCTCCTTAAAAAAGGGTGCAAAAATCCCCTGCAAAATATTGTAATTTTCGCAGGGGTGTGGTACAATATATTTGCTAAGAAAAATGCACCATTGCACCCGTTGTAATGGTCTCCGCTCTATCCTGTTGGCGCAGGGTAGGGCGGATTTTTTTATTTTATTTTACTTTCTTGCTGACAAGGTTCATTTTAACGTCATTATCATAGGTATCTGTATCGAAATATATTAAATCAGCTCCTACGGTTGATGGATTGAAGTTTTTACAATCTTTCACACTGACTTCAATCATGCCCTCGCTGTGTGCTGAAATCGGAGCGCTACAGACTAACTTGTTGTAGCTTCTTCCGTCTAAGATGACGGTGTCGGCTTGTACGGTTATAGATTTATCCATTTTATTTTTTATATAAAAATGAACATCAACTTCTTCATCCGAATAAGGAGCCTGCTCCGTATCGCTGTAATAAACGGCTATGTCGCTATCTGAATAAAGCTCGGTTAAAGTATCTTTAAACTCTGTAGGTTTTTCGGTAGGCGGTTCTGTTTCGGATTCAGTAGCTTTTTCTGCTGAATCTTCTTCAGGTGAACGAACATCTTTTGAAGAATATGTTATTATAGAATTAACAATGATGTCTTCATAAAAATCAAATTCTTCAGATTGCTCATCGCCTTCGGTTGTGAAAAGCATACAACACAAATAATTCTTCGTCACCCACACATACATTGTGCCGTAATACTTATCTCCGGATAATTCCAAATTTGCTATTACACGATAAGCGAGAAAGTCATCTATATGAGTTGTAGTTCTGCTTATTTCTTCAAAGTCATCAAACGAATTTGCAAAGCCATCAAGAAAGCTGTCTACATAGCCTGAGGTAAATTGAGATGGTGAAATATTCGATTGAGATGAACTTATATACAGCCTGTTTCCGTCAGGGTCGTAAAAATAATGGTAACCGTCATGAGCTTTATGCGTCCACTCTTTAGGAATATCAATAGAAAAAGGAGTTATATCATACCACTCAAACAAATCGGTTTCTGAGGTATCGTTAGAGGTTTGATTGGTAGAAGTTGTTACCGGTTCTTGAATATCAGGTTGGTTGCTACATTGCGAAATGGCAGTTACCGCAGTGGCGGTCAATATCAAAGCTATCAGCAAAGCAATGTAAAAATGTGGAGTGCGATATATAGGCTTTTTTTCAGTCGTTTTTTCAGCTTCTCCCGTAGGGCTGAATTTGTTTTTTTGATATGTATGGCATATCGGGCAAAATACTGAATTGTTCGGAATTAAATTACCGCAATTTTCACATTCGTAAGATTCTGTGCTTTCAGATTCGCTGTCCTTAAATAAGGCAACCTGTTCAATTTTCGTTCCGCATTCGTTGCAAAACTTTGAACCGGCAGGAATCTCAGCTCCGCATTTTTGACATTTCATTATAAATCCTCCTCTTTTTGATATATATATTGACAAAATATATATCATGTATTAAAATAATATTAGAGAGGTTCAGACTTCTCACTATTCCTATTTTACCTACCATAGTTGCCGCTATGGTAGGTTTTTTCTTTTGTTTATAAATTCTGCAAATTGCTCTTTTACTTTCCTTTCGAGCGGATGCAGATAAAAAGCGTTTCTGCGTTCAAGCTCCGCCATTCTTTCTGCCCTGTAGGTCGCCGCCTCAAAGCTAATGTCACATAAATTTGCAATTGCAGCGGCATTTGTTGCGTGTAGCTCATGGAGTACACAAGCCGGAGCCAACAAATCTCGAGCAAATACATTTGCTGAATGTTCGGCATCGTCGATTGTTGCAAATCCGTTGCCGTTTTCCTTAAACAACTGACCTAAAAATATATGACCAAGCTCGTGCGCAATTGTAAATCTACATCGCTGAGGGGATTGCTCATCTGCATATATGATATAAAGTTTATCATTTTGCATTAAAGTTGTACCGCTCTCGTTTTGGTGTAGCAGATTGACCGCTGAATTTTTCAGCAAAGTAATATCAGCTTGTTTAGCTATTTGGCTTACCTTAACAGGCAGACTGTTAATTTTATAGTCGATTAAACATTGCCAAGAGGCGTTGCGTGCCTGTTTGTATTTACCATAATTCAAGTTTTACCACCTCATAGGTATATTTTAACCTATGGGGTGTTTTTTATTATGTAAAGCTTATAAGTCTGTATCGTCAGGCTCAAACTTGCTAAGATCAGGTAAGTTTACTATTTCGATAGGCTGATTGTTGCCGTCACTTCGTGCGGCTTTTACGGTTGGTATTAGATTATTGTTTAAAGACGACACCAAGTCAGCTTGATTTATACATCTTCTATATTCAATATCTAATATTTTATCAACTACTTCTTGACCATAGTTGTCAAGTGCACGGTATTTTTTTATTAAACCTTTTTCTGTTCCAGTAAATTCAGAAACTTGTTTTGTATGAACTTTATTTATTAAATCACTAAAATTTATTCCATATATATTACACAATGAAACAAGAGATTCTATGTCAATTTTGCTTTTCGCTCTTTCCCAACTACTTATGTTAGCAGCTGAGCATCCGATAAGTTCTGCAACTTCAGATTGCTTCATATCAATCGACTCTCTTGCTCCTTTTAATAGATTACCTAAATGAGTATAATCAAATATCATTTGAATAACCTCCTCTTTGAGTTTATTATACAAGCGAAATTTGAAAAAGTCAATTATTTTTTAAAGAAAAATCAAAAATAATTTGAAAAAACCGTTGACAATCAAATCAAATTTGTATATAATCAAATTGTAATCAAATTTAATTTGAAAAGAGGTGAAAAAAATGAATTTGTATTTAGCTATCGGGTCGTATCTTGAGAATAACGGCATCACGCAAACATATTTATCAGAACGTTCAGGGATGACAACCAATGCACTTAACTTATCGTTAAAAGGTAAACGCAAACTCACAGCCGATGAATATATCAAAATTTGTGATGCTTTAAAAGTCCCTTACGATTTGTTTGTGAAAAAATTGTGAACAGCTTAACGAAAGGAATGATAAAAATGGCACTAACCATATATGCTGTAGTCGCTACCGTAGTAGCAGTAGTGGCAATCATAAAAGCTGTAAAATGGAAAATTGCTACAAGAGCAATGGTGGTTTATTGTACAAAAAATTTTAGAATACCCACAGACAAAGAACTTGCCGACTGCTCCAAAGAAGCCGCCGGCAAGACAATAAGATTTAAGTAATTCCAAATTGAGCTTTTATAAGCTGAGTAACAACATTCGCTGATATTTGTGTTATTGCAGAAAGCGAGTGACTTCCCACGGTTCCGGCAATCTTCTTAACTTTATTCCATATATCATCGTTACGAATATTTGCTAAAAACTTGTGACCTTCGGGAGTTAAATCACCTACTTCTAAATAGTCGCCACCGTCAGTAGCAAACATTGAAGTAATTAAACCTGCAAGTTTGCATTGTTTAATGTGGTAGATAATTTCATCATGAGAGTATGGTTGAAGCCTTTCAAAATCGTTGCTGAATTTACTGTATCGAAAGGATTCGTTGAAGTCACACACTTCTTCTACACTCAAAAGAATATCACGAACACAGTCGTTATTTAAACGCATAAGCATCACCTCCTTACAATTTGATTTTAGCATTTTAAGGAGAAAAACACAACAAGAAGGTTATAGCAGAAGAGTGTTTGGGAATGTGTCAGGTGCTTGATGTTGATCCAAGGCAGTTTTTTAAGCAGTCTGCTTAACTTATTACCTCAGAAAGGAATGATAAAAATGATTGATTGCTCAAAAACAGAGAATTATTTCATTGAGAAGATGAGGATGACGAAAAGGACAAGGGGGGAAGGATGCAAAATTAAATGTTCCGAGTGTCCGCTATCCAGTCAGAATAACGGGACATCTGAATGTATGAGCTGTATAACTTTTGAAATGTATTACCCTCAACGAGCAATTTCAATAGTGCAACAGTGGAGTGACGAACACCCACAGAAAACTTATTTGAGCGAGTTTTTGAAAAACTATCCGAATGCTCCGCTTGACGATGACGGAACACCTAAAGATGTATGTCCACGTGCGTTAGGACTGATGGACATAGATGATTGTGACGATAACTGTATTAAATGTTGGAATCAGCCTATTGAGGGCGGTGAAGAGTAATGGACTTAGAAAAGGTTGCTATAATGCGACTTCGTGACGGAGCAGAAATAAGTAAACGCTACTATGATAAACCGCTTATGCTTTGTTACTCAGGTGGCAAAGATAGCGACATTATTTTAAATTTAGCGATTAAATCGGGTATAGACTTTGAAGCTCAACATAGTCACACAACGGCTGATGCTCCCGAAACAGTTTACCACATACGCAATAAATTTAAGGAGTTGGAATCTAAAGGAATAAAATGCAACATTGATATGCCAAGATACAAAGGCAAGCCGACATCTATGTGGTCACTGATAGTGCAAAAAGGTATTCCACCCACAAGGTTAGTAAGATATTGTTGTGCAATTCTGAAAGAAACAGGCGGTAAGAATCGTGCTATTGCCACAGGAGTGCGAAGAGCCGAAAGTATGAAAAGACGGTCGAAGGGAATAATCGAAACTTATTCTTCTAATCTGTCAAATAGAATTGTCCTTAACAATGACAATGACGATAAGAGGCAGATAGTTGAGCATTGTCAGTTACAAGGGAAGATAATCTTCAACCCTATTTGTGATTGGTCGGATAGTGATGTTAGGGAGTACATCAACCAAGAACACATTAATCTTAATCCGTTATACAGTTGTGGATTTGACCGTGTTGGATGCATTGGCTGTCCGATGGCAAGTAAGAAGAGATTTGCGGAGTTTGCACGATATCCCAAGTACCGAAATATGTACATACGAGCATTCGACAAGATGCTTGAAGTGAGAAAGCAAAGAGGCAAAGCTACACAACACGCTAACGGACTTGAGGTTTATCACTGGTGGATGCAGGATGGTGTTTTACCGGGGCAATTAAGTTTTGACGGAGAGGATTGGTGAAGAGCGATGATTGAAAAAGAATTAAAAATCCGTGATTTTTGCGGTGACTATGCTTTGGATATACCGTTCGCAGACGGTAGTGTAAACACGATATACTTTAATTCAAAACGAAATGCCGAAACAGTTAAGCATATTATCGAAGTTGACGGTAGTAAACCCAATCATGCTACGGTGTGTGAAATGGAAGAAATCAGGCACGGGAAGTGGGAATACGACAGCGGGGATGTCGGTTATGCAAATTATTTATGTTCTGAGTGTAAAAATTTTCTCACTTTTCACGAGGACATTGATTTGTATCCATATTGCCCTTATTGCGGTGCAAAAATGGATAAGGAGGAAAACAATGCCTGAACTGAGAATCAAGCCTTGTCCGTTTTGCGGAAGCGAGGTAACACTTGAAAACATCAATCCGAAAGAAGTTGACGAGGAGATGTATATGTTTGAGTGCACTAATAATAATTGTGCCTCGGCTACCTGTTTTGGTGATTGCAGCACCGATAGAGCAACTGCTATCAAAAATTGGAATAAGCGTGTACAGTGTATCACGAATGCAAAAATCGGCACTTGTACGATCAATATAGATTTGAGGTGATTAAATGAACGACAAAATCCTTATCAACCCTAAAACAAATCAGGAGTACAGAGATGTACCGCCGACCGTGGCGGCTGAATATCTCGGAGTTGCTCTCAATTATGTTTATGAGGGCCTAAAAAAACAAACCCTGCCTATCGGTTCAGCCGTACAGAGCGACAAAGGGCGTTGGAGCTACAACATACCGATTGACCGGCTCAAGACCTATGCAAGCGGTGCAGATATATCCTTACTGACTACACTGCTCAACAAATTGATCGGCAGCGGAAATACAATCAACGAAAGGACGGCGTAAAAATGATAAATTCGCCGTGCTACGGCTGTCAGATACGGACGACAAGATGTCATACAGATTGTGAAAAATACCTTGAGTACAAATCAAAGTGCGACAACCGCCGAGCCGAACGCTCTAAGAATTATGACTTTTTTAATTACATCAGTCATAAAATCGACATCCATACGAGATGTCGAAAATCAAATAAATGAAAGAATAGGTGAATATATGGAAATCATTGCAAATAACCGTGCAAATAACCGTGAATATATCGCTTTTAAAGACTTGAAAAAAGGCGATATTTTTGTATTAGCCTCAGATGGCAAATGGTACATAAAAAACAACGATTTTTATGCAGTACGACTTTCAGACGGCGAAACCGTTGAGCCAGATTTCACACCTTTACTTTGCGAAGTTAAAGATTGCGTGCTCGTAGAAAGAGAAATCTATACAGCATTAACTGAAAAGGAGTGTAACAAATGTGGTTAAGAAATTACCCGACACGCAGAAAACTGCTCAAAGATGTTAAGGAGTTAAGAGAAGAAAACAAAAATCTCAAAAATGAGTTAAAAAAAGCTCGCCTTGATAAATCCCAAGCCGAAGAAAATAGCACAAACGCTCAATATGCATTAAGAGGTTATAAAAACGAGAATACTAAACTCTGTGAAAAGCTTTCAATGTATGAATCAGCAAAGACAGAAACATATGGTTTTGAATGTGTGGGGGTAAAGAAATGAAAAAAGGGACAACAGTCGAAAGCGGATATGATGTTGAGGGACGCTGGCATTTGAAGCTCAGAAAAGCCAAAGGCAAGTTTACGCTCGACGAAATAATTGAAGCTGCGAAAGAATGGGAAGAAGATTACTACGCCGTGATAATTAAAGCGATGGGCGATGAGACAGCGCAGTATTACGATGACGACCTTGAGGGGGATTGCGTAACGCTATATCGTGCTACAGATTTTATCAGCAAAGAGGTGTAAGCGATGAAAAGATTAACTTTAAATCAAGACAGCGAAATCAAAGTCAAGGACATCTACGGCAAAATGCACGACTGCAAAGATGTACCAAACGAGTTTTACGGCTGCATTCGCAAACTTTACGATTACGAGAACACAGGTTACACAATTGATTTTATCGACAACATACCGAAGATACTCGAGGATATGCGTGAACGCTTATTAAATCCATCGGCTGTAAACATTAAAGTGTGTTTGCATATGATTGATTACATTTTAAACACAAAAGAAAAAGACCGTTGATTGCTTGCACTACAATCAACGGTCCGCCGATAACACAAGGCTATCTGCTGTACAAATATTGTTCAACAACATTATAGCAGATAGCCTTGACAAAATCAAGGAGATTATATAAATGAATAAAAAATCTAAATTACAAATGATACCGACTGACAAACTTCATCCGCACCCTGATAATCCAAGAAAGGTTATCGGCGATGTTTCAGAACTTGCAGAATCTATCAAAGCAAACGGTATCTTGCAGAATTTGACCGTAGTGCCAAACAATGATAACTGGGATGATTTCACGGTTATTATAGGGCATCGCAGGCTTGCAGCGGCAAAGCAGGCAGGATTAACTGAACTGCCATGTGCTGTCGTTGAGATGACAGAGAAAGAACAGCTGTCAACGATGCTCACCGAGAATATGCAGCGATCCGACTTAACCGTATATGAAGAAGCTAAGGGCTGTCAGCTGTTGCTCGACCTCGGTGATACGGTCGCAGAGGTTGCCGAAAAGACAGGATTTTCTGAAAGCAAAATAAGACGGAGAGTTAAACTCTGTGAGCTTGACGAAGAAGCTTTCAAAGAAAGCCAGTTAAGACAACCGACCTTGCAGGATTATGACAGGCTGAATCAGATTAAGGATATTGATGTAAAAAACGAATTGCTAAAATCAATCGGAACGAATAATTTTGACAATCTTTTGTATTCTGCTGTTAAGAAGCAGGAGACCGATGAAGAAAAAAGAAAAATTGAAAAGCTCTGTCTTGAACATGGAATGATTAAAGCGCAGAAACATGACGAAATTCCAAGCAACTACGAATATACGGGATTTTTTGCGCTCAAAGATTTGATCGGTAAAGACTTTGCGGACGGCAGGAAAAGATATTTTTATTTTGGTTACGGCTCAAACATTTATATTTACGCAGAAGCATTTGAAAAGCAGGAAAAGAACGATGCCGAAGAAGAAAAGCGAAAGCTTGAAGAGCAGAGATGGGACGAGCTTGTTGAACAGGCGGAAGAAATAGACGAACGCTGTGAGGCTCTCAGAATAGGCTTTATGCTTGATACAAATTTCAATGACAGCAACAAGAAGCAGGAGCTTGTGAAATTTATAGTCGCCCAATTGGCGGCAGGCGTCATTAACAAGGCATACAGATTTGGCGAAGTAGTCGAGAATCAAGATGATGAAAACACGGACAGCTACATCAACGAACACTGGAGCGATAACAGCGGTAGAATGCTTATGGCGACGGCATACGCTTTGTGCCAAAGAACTTATGAAAATTTAAGCTTTATTTATGTAGGCTATAACAGCAAAACGATCAGCCGAAAAAACAGCCCGGATTTAAACAAATTTTATGCTTTACTCTGCAAACTCGGCTATGTGATGAGTGACGAAGAGATACAGCTCCGTGACGGCACACATCCGATTTTTACAACAGGTGAAGTAAAATAAACTAAATAAGTTAATCACACAACTGCACTTGTGAGATTATAAATTCCCTCTTTTGATAAATTAATACATACCTATCTACTTTCTTTCAGTAATACCGATTCGGGCAGGTGCAGATGCCCGAATTAATTAATCAATAACAAGCTCTGCACAGTTTGCTATATAAACTTTTTTACTCCTCTTGAAATAAATTCTGACATTGAAAGCGGAGCAGGTGCAGATGTTCCGCTTAGGTGAAGAAAATGGAGTTATTAGAATTTAAAAATCAGATGTTAAAGTTATGCGACACATCTGATTTGAAAGAAATCGGAAACAATCTTTTTCGTGTAGTTCTGAGTAATGAAACACAGTTTTATGATGAATACAATGAACTTGTTGCTAATGAGAGTAAGGATTGGTTGCAGGCATTATGGCAATATTACGAAGCCGACCGAACAGAGAAAAAGCAGGATTATACCCCGAAAAGTCTTTGCAAATTAGTATCTGCCTTGGTGGGGGATTGTGAAACTATTTACGATTGTTGCGGAGGAAGTGGAGCGTTGACTTTGCAAAATCTAAAGGATAAAGCTATTTCAAATGTGTACATAGAAGAACTTGACGAGAATGTTATCCCGTTTTTGTTGTTCAACTTATCTTTACATAACGCAAATGGCTATGTCATAAATGGCGATGTGCTGAAACAAGAGAAATATAAAATATATCAACTCAGTAACGGCGAAAAATACAGCACAGTTAAAATTGTTGATAATGTGCCTGATTTTAAAGCTGATGTTGCTGTCAGTAATCCGCCGTACAACATTAAGTGGCAACCTCCGTTACCGCTTGAAAATGACATTAGATTTCCCGTTATTCCACCCGCAAGTAATGCGAATTATGCATTTGTTTTTAATTGCATTGCAAGAGCAAACAAGGTTGTTTTAATACTGCCCACGGGCGCATTGACGCAATACAATGAATATGACATACGAAAATATCTGATTGACAATGATTTGATTGAGTCGATTATTACTTTACCAAACAATATGTTTGAATGTACGGGCATATCAACTTGCATAATGGTTTTGAACAAAAACAAAGTAAACAAAGGCAAAGTGAATCTGATATATAGCATTCAAAATTGTGTCGTTGAAGAGCGAGAACAAAACGGGCAGTTTGGCGGAAAAAGCCACACAAACAGAACTTACAAGAAAAAATTCAATATCTTGTCCGATGAAAATATAAATAAAATCATTCAAGTTATCAAAAATCAAACAGAAGTAAAGAATTTTTCCTTGATAAAATCGAATGCAGAGATAGCAGAAAAGAAATATATGCTCGCCCCAAGCAGGTTTTTTGATGTTAACATTGAAGATTTTGAAGATAACAAACATCGTGATTTTCAGGAAATTGCCGATAATATCAATTATATTACCAAAATGCAAAACGCTTGTAAGTTAGTTATCAACGAAACAATTGCCCGAAAATTAGGCTTTGATGTTCAGCTTTATAAAAATGAGTTCAAAAATTCAAATCAACTTGCAGATGAACAGTCTGAATTGTTAGGCGTTAAGATTGAAAGGTCTGATTATATCCAATTCACAAAAAATAAAAATGAATTTATGTTTAAGTGTAACGACAAAGAATTGTTGCCGGATATATTTATTCACTTTTTGTCGATTTGGAAAAATCAAATAGCTTTGCTAAACACTATGCATAATCAGTATTTATCAGAACTCAGGGATGCAGAACTCCCTGAATTGATGTCTGGCAAAATTTCATTAGACGATAAAGGATGACATGCCGATGAAGCAGTATGAAGCTGACCAACAGCGGAAGTTATTTCAGTGGACGACCTTCATCCGGGCAAAGTATCCTGAAATTGATTTGATGTTCCACATTCCGAACGGTGGGAGTAGGAATAAGCTCGAAGCGGCCAACCTTAAAAAGCAAGGGGTAAAGGCAGGTGTGCCGGATTTGTTTTTGCCGGTTGGCCGTGGAAGCTATCACGGCTTGTTTATTGAACTTAAGTACGGCAAAAATAAGCCGACCAAAAAACAAACCGAATGGCTTAAAAGCCTTAATGAACAAGGCTACGCTGTCGCTGTATGTTATGGTTGCGACGAGGCAAGCGAAAAAATATTAAAGTATTTGAAATTAGGTGAAATAAATGAGTGAAGAAAAAAAGAAACGAGGTCGCAAGAAGAAACTCGACCGAATAGACAAGATGTGTCTTTACTGTTCTGATTACAACGCAAAGCACGGCACAAGTTACAGCTACGGAGAATTTGTAGCGCAAATCGCCGCAAGAAAAATTAAACCGCTCGGTTTGTACGATTACGCAGATTAGGAGGAAAAAATGATTGATTAAGGAGAGTGATTTGGTTGAGTCAGAGAAAATCAATATCAAAAGCAACAAGGCTTAAAGTTTATGAGAAGTACAGCGGTCACTGTGCATACTGCGGTTGTACACTCAAATTAAAGGACATGCAAGTTGATCATATTCAGAGCGTGTATTGGTATGACGGAGCAAATGACATTGAAAATTTCAACCCTGCTTGTCGAATGTGCAATTTTTACAAATCGACAAGGACAGTCGAAGATTTTAAAAAAGAATTGGGAAAGTTGCTTTCGAGGCTCGAAAAGGTCTTTATTTTTCGATTAGCTGTAAAGTACGGATTGATTCAAAAGACGGACAATCCAATTGAATTTTACTTTGAAAAGCAAAATAAAACAGGTAAGGAGAGTGAAAAATGATGAGAGAAATATTATTCAGAGGAAAATTCGGAAACGAATGGAAGTACGGATTTTTAAGTATTGAACCAAAAGGCTTGGTAATCAAAGAGCCATACAAGAACGAAAGCTCAAATGTGTGGCATATTGACGCTGACACAGTCGGACAGTACACAGGCTTGACTGACAAGAACGGCACAAAGATTTTCGATGGAGATATTGTTGATTTCTCGAAACGCCCTGATAATGGCGACTATGGAGCTGTTATATATGACGCAGATGAAACCGAATTTGGGATTGAATACTACAATATCTACAGAAGTCTCGGAAAAAATTATTATCCTGAAAATATTGAAGTTATCGGAAATATCTATGACAATCCCGAACTGCTGAAAGGGGAAAACAATGACTAACTTTGAAAAAATCAAATCAATGAGCAAAGAGCAGATGACACATTTTGTGCTTGATGCATTAAATAACAATGTTTGCGATTATTGCGAAGATTGCGATATTTCTTGTCTTGAAAATGAAGATTGTCTTGAAAATAAAGAAATTATAAAAAAATGGCTTGAAAGTGAGGCAAGCAACAATGGCTGAATCCAAAAAAACAGTTGCAGCGGAAATGCAGGACAAGCCGACAGCGGCAGAAACATTGTCAGAACTCGACCGGCTTGTGATAGGTTTTATTGACGGTGCCCTTGATGTGGCTACGCTCAATAGCTTGGATATGTTAAATCGTTGGTTAGTGTTGTCAATGTCAGCCATATATAGCTGCACAAAGATAGGCTTGCTATCAGCCAAGTCTTGTGTCAAGGCCAAATACAAGCTCCTACAAGAGTATCGCAGGTTTAGGACTGACACTTTTTTTGCAAACAAGGAACACATCGAATGGATAAAAAGGACGAAAGAAATTTCTTGCAAATTAACGGAGTTGTCAAAGGCGATTGCCGAACACGATACTAATGTATTGCAAATTGCTTTACAGATAATTGACCTGCTCACAAAGCATGATGTTTATAACAAACTTTTCATTTTGTCAGACGCATCGGATACATATAAAGAAAAATGTTTAAAAACACTAACCGAAAACGATACAGCATTTTTGAATGAGTTCGGCAACATACCTTTTGTGGATTTGCTTTTTAAATTTTATAAATCGACAGAAGAAACGAGAGCATCAGAAATTTTTAAAGAATTGGATGCTGATAACATTAGAAAGGTAGCTTGTCACGTGCCGGTTAAGTCTGACAATTGTCAGGGTATCGCAAAAAGCTATAAAGAATACTTTGGCATTTAATAAGACAATATTCTTGCCGGCTGCAAAATCTTAAAGGAAATTCAAATCAAGTTAATCCTATATTAAAAAAGTAATCAAAGCGACGACTTCCGCTTTTGATTAAGCTGTTACAAAAGAATGCACCAAAAATCAAACACACAATTGCAGCGGCAAGGTTGCACAGAGCAGTAGTTCGGTGGTCAGACGGACTACTGCATATTTATATCATCTGACTTTTTAATGCGAAAATAGAACAATAGACAGTCACAAATAAAAGGGTTGAAATACCCTTTAACTATCCCGCTCAAGGAATTAATTAAGTGACCGTTTTAGTTTTTACATATATAATAAAGGATTAAATATGTTTACATACAAAGCCGAAATTAAATCAGGCCCTTTGCTTGAGGTTAAATATTACAAGTCCATTCGCAAACGTAATAAGAAAAATCTTGCTCGACAAATCAATCAATCCAGAACAAACGAAAAGCAAGCCAAAGCAAACCGTATCAGAGGAGAACAACACACACAGAGGCTTATCCTTTGCAACTTCTCTGAGGGCGACTGGTTCGCAAGGTTCTCCGCTCCGTTTGGTGAGTTTACCGAAGATGAGTTTGAAAAAGTTGTCTCGAATTTTTTTAAGCGAGTGAAACGCAGGACAGATAAGAAACAAATCAAGTTTAAATACATCGGTTATTGTGAGTGTGGCAAGCTCGGGAAAAATTGGCATCTGCACATCGTGATTGAAGATTGCGTGCGTGAAATATTAACGGAATGTTGGCCGTGGAAAAACGGAATAAATTTCACTCCGCTCTACCAAGACGGAAACTATGCTGACCTTGCAAAATACATTCGCAAAGATGTCAGCGGAAAGAAAAGATTAAAAACATCAAGAAATTTAACGAAGCCCGAAGTCAAAGTCACCGAGGGCAAGAAAAGAGAATATCGAAAACTCGAACGAGGTGAGGCTTTGCCTTGTCCCGAAGGATATTATTTTTACAAAGACGAAATGTGGATAAATGACTTCACGGGTGCGTCTTTTCATTTTACTTACTTGGTCAATAGCCATAAACACAAGAAAATCGGAGGTGCAAGGATATGAGAGATACAACAAGAGATTATACCGTTGCACAGTTTAGACTTTATGCCTCTCTTGGATTCCCAAGCAAAGCACAGGTTGTAGCTGACAAGACAATGCACCGAGCATTACAACTTGACCTGCTTGCTGTGATAGACACGCTTAATGCCTTGACAAACAGCGGAAAAGACTACATCCGTCAGGCTGTGTGTGCTGTTTATTTTCCTGCACCGACAGAAGAATTAAAAAAAGGTGAAATCAATTCGAGGGTAATGAGATGTGCTCTTGAAAACTACACGGACGAGCGAACTGTGTGGCGCTGGCTGAAAGAGGCAAGATTACTTTGTGCCAACCTTCGAGGGTTGAACACAGGCTATTTGTACAACTTGCACAAATAAAGATGTCAGTAGAAACGATTAATTTTGATGTAAAATTAAATTGCAATGATAAAACGAAAAGTAACTACAGATTGGATTATAAAACAAATTCGCAGCGGTAAAGCATACAGGTTTTACTTGACAGCGAATTGGGCAGAAGTCCGTGACAGAAAAAAAGCACTTGAACATTATGAATGCGAACGCTGTCGTGCTGTGGGTAAGTACAGCCCTTGCGAGGCGGTGCATCATAAGTTGTATCTAAAGGTAAGACCTGACCTTGCTCTTGACATCAACAACCTCGAATGTCTATGCAAAGATTGCCACTACAAAGAGCACCATAAATACGAGCCGAAAAAATTAAAAGATGAGTTTGCCGAGCGATGGTGAGCGAAAAAAAGCATACCCCCGGGTAAAAAATCGAAAAATTCTGAGGTCAATGGATAACGGTGTAAAGGCACGACAGTTTGGTCTCGCGCACGCACACGAGAAATTTTTGAGAGAGGAGTAGTATAAATGGCACAAATTAAAATTGCAGAAATCAAAGACAGCTTAATTGAGCAACTGACTTTGAAGGGGGCAAACATTGAAGTCTATAGAGATTTAATTGACAGCTATATTTTTTGCACGAAGCTTGAGCGTAAAATGCAGGCGGACATCCGCAAAAATGGCTTGACATACAAAGCTATCAGCGCCACCGGTAAAGAATATATGAAGGACAATCCCTCAGTAAAAAATGCCGTGATGTACAACAAACAGCGCTTAGCGATTCTCTCACAAATGGGGTTGTCGATTGACAAAGTTGAGAGTGAATCTGATGACGAACTGTAAATACCTTGACGATTACATAAAGCAAGTAAAAAGTGGTCAATATCGTGTATGCAAAGAGCAAATACAGCTTGTAAATTTCATAGAAAAAGTATTCGAAAATGAGCAAGTCTATGTTGACAATGAGCAGGTTGAAAAGTATTTTGCTCTACAGAAATATTTTCCATACGAATTATTTGCATGGGAAAAGTTTTGTTTTATTCTGCATAATTGCACATATTCCGCACCGGGTGTATTAAGATTTCCCGATTTAGTTTGTGTGGTCGGGCGAGGCGCAGGAAAAAATGGCTATCTTACATTTGAAGATTTTGCTCTGCTCACGCCTGTCAACGGCATACGCAATTACGATATTGACATTTGTGCAACATCAGAAGAGCAAGCAAGCACAACCTTTAATGACATCTACGAAATTTTGGAAAACAATTCTACAAAAATGCAGCGGCATTTTAAGTGGAACAAAACAGAGATTACAAACATAAAGACTAATTCAACAATCAGATACAGAACTTCAAACAGCAAAACGAAAGACGGAGGCAGACCCGGTAAAGTCGACTTTGATGAAAAGCATGCATACGAAAATTATAAGCTTATTGATGTTTTCACAACAGGCTTAGGTAAAAAAGCTATGCCACGCAGAACAACAATTACAACCATGGGAGAGGTTCGGGACGGACCACTTGACAACGAGCTTGCCGCCGGTCTTGAAGTGTTGAATGGTGATGCACCTGACAACGGCACTCTTTATTTCATATGCAGGTTAGATAATGAAAAAGAGGTATATGAGCAAGAAAATTGGTACAAAGCAAATCCGTCGTTGCAATATTTTCCAAACCTATTGAGAGAAATTCAAAAGGAATTCGAGGATTGGAAGCGTGATAAGGTAAACAATTCATCTTTTATGACTAAGCGTATGAATATCCCAAAAGGCACAGAAGCCCATCCTGTTACCTCATGGGAAAATATCAAAGCAACGAACAGGCCTCTCCCCGACCTTGAAGGTAAGCCGTGTGTTTTTGGCATTGATTACACAAAAACTACTGACTTTTTGGGAATTGGCTTAATGTTTTTGATTGACGGCTCAATCGCATGGAAGCCGTTTTCGTGGTATTGTTCGCAATCCGCTGATTTAGGCAGAATTAAATTTCCTTATGCTCAACAGCCTGATTTACAAAGGGTTGACGGGGCGGAAATACCTCCCGAAATCGTAGCTGACTGGTTGAGAGAGCAGAAAAAGCATTACAACATCGTCGGCGGAGCATTGGATAGTTACCGATACACTTTGCTCAAAGAACCGTTAATGCAGTTAGGTTTTGAGTGTGACCGTAAAGGACGAAATAATCTCAAATTGGTTAGACCGTCAGATAAAATGCTTGTAGCTCCTCTGATTGCTTCGGATTTCGCTAATCATCGTATTGTTTGGGGTGATTCGGCACTTATGCGCTGGTACACGAACAATACATCGGCAATTGAGGATAAAAACGGCAATATCATATATGGCAAAATCGAACCAAAATCACGAAAAACAGATGGATTTATGGCATTTGTCGCAGCATATACACAGCTTGATTTGTTGAAGCAAAATCAGCCGATGACGGTTGATGAAATCGAGAATTGCTTTAACGCAATTGTATTTTAAAGGCAGGTGAAAAGATGAAAGTGATAAACTGGGTAAAAAATCTCTTTAAAAAAGATGCCGTTGCAGCGGAATTTAACGAGGACGGCTCGACAGTTGATGAACAGAGATTCCACTTGACAGAACTTGCCTTATTTACAGCGATTGATTTTATCGCTCGAAGTTTGGCAAAATGTGAATTTGTGACGGTAAACAATAACCGAGAAAGTCGCAAAGCTGAATACTATCTGTGGAACTATGCACCTAACAAACATCAAACAAAAATCGAGTTTTTTACACAAGCTGTGGCTAAACTGATTTTTGACAATGAGCTTTTAATTGTTGAAACTGCCGATAATCAGCTTATGATTGCTGATAGCTTCTCGAGAACGGAACACGCTTTGATTGACGACACATTCAGCGGCGTTACTTGCCGAAATTTTACATATCAGCGCATTTTTCCTGAAAGTGAGGTAATTTACCTCAGATATAACAACTTTGCTCTTAACGGCTTGTTATCGGATATGTGCAACACTTACGAGCAGTTAATGTTATCAGCTCAAGAAAGATATAACAAAGCTGTCGGACATAAAGGCTTCTTAGAGATGGATAATTACAGCTTCGGCGACGAAAACTTCGCTGAAACTTACAACAAAGTTTTGGCAAAGCAGTTTAAAGCGTTTTACGCGAATAAGAACGCCGTTATGCCTCTGTACAAAGGCATGCACTACACCGAGCCGTCAACCGATGCCGGAAAGACTACGAACAGCGAGATTAATGATATTCAGAAGTTAAAAACTGAGGCGTACACGATTGTCGGCAACGCTTTGCACATTCCGCCGGCAATTTTAAGCGGTGAAGCCTCTCAGCTCTCGGACGCTATGGATTGCGCTATTGGTAATGCAATTGATCCGATTGCAAATATGTTTGAGCAAGAGATTACAAAAAAGAGATTCGGCGGTGCTGAATTTAACAAAGGCAATTATCTCTTAATTGACACAACGACAGTCAGACATATTGACGCAATCAGTCAGGCGAATAATCTTGATAAGTCAATTGCAAGCGGTGTGCTGACACCTGCGCAGGCTCAAAAATATTGCAACATGCTCCCTTGCTCTGAGGCTTGGGCGCACACATATTACATTACTAAAAATTACCAAACAATAGCAAATGCTTTGAAGGGTGGTGAATAGAATAAATGAAAAGTAGAAATTACAACATCAAGCAAATTGCAGAAAATCAGAATGTTTTGCAGATATATCTTTATGGCGAAATTGAGCCGAGCTGTTTGAACATTTGGGGCGACCTCGTAGAATCCAAGACAAGCGCCGAATACATTCGCAAGGCGATTGAAAAAGCAGGCGAAATTGAAGGCATTGAAATCTACATCAATTCTGTGGGCGGATTTGTTGATGAAGGCGTGTCGATTTACAATCTGCTAAAAAGGCAGAGTGTGCCGGTCACTGCATACATTGACGGTATGGCTTGCTCGATTGCCTCTGTTGTTGCAATGGCGGCTGACAAGATTGTAATGCCGTCAAACACAACAATGATGATTCATCATGCAGTCGGCGGTTGTTACGGCAATGCGAAGGAACACAGAGAATTTGCAACTCAGCTCGACAAAATCAGTGAAGCAAGTACAAACTCTTATCTTGTACACGCAGGCGATAAGCTCACGAGAGAAACCCTCGAGCCGCTTCTTGATGCTGAAACATTTTTGACGGCAGAGGAAGCCTTCAGTATCGGCTTGTGTGACGAAATTCTTGATCCGGTTGACTTAACCGAATCAAAAGAGATTGTTGACGATGCACAGCAAAAGAAGAATCCAAAAGCAAAACAGGCAGCGGCAGAACTTGCAAAAATGCTTGGTACAAAGCCTGAGCCGCCTGAACCACAGACACCACCCGAGCCAAAACCGAAAAATCACGAAAAAAAGGATAGCTTTGGCTTTATTGAAGAGTATTTCAAAAAAAAAAATTATTTATAAAGGAGATTAAAAAAATGAAGAATCTTGACGCGATTAAGAACGCAAAAGCAAAGTTTGCGCAGAACTTGAAAACTGCCATTGATTCCAAAGATGAAGCAAAAATGACCGAGGCTCTCAACGCCTATGCTGATAGTATTCAGCAGTCAATCATTGAGGTCGCACAGGAAATTGGCGAAACTGCCGATAACACAATCCTTGCCAAGAGAGGATTCAGACAGCTTACAAGCGCAGAGCAGAAGTTTTACAATAATTTTGTCACAGCGGCAAAATCTGCTGATGTTAAGCAGGCACTCACAGGTCTTGATGTTACAATTCCTCAGACGATTCTTGACACCGTGCTTGAGGACATTACCAGCAATCATCCTCTGCTTGATGCAATCGGCATTGAAAACACATACGGCTCTGTTAAGGCAATCTTTGCTACAGACACAAAACAGCTTGCTGCCTGGGGCGCTTTAAGCTCAAAAATCACACAGGAGCTTGCCGGCACAATCCAGGAAAAGGATTTCTCAACATCAAAAGTAAGTGCCTTTATCCCTGTCCCGAAGGATATACTTGACCTTGGCGCTATATACATCGACGCATATGTCCGCAGAATCCTCGCCGATGCACTTGCTTATGCTCTTGAAGATGGCTTTATCAACGGTGACGGCAATGGCAAGCCGATTGGTATGCTTAAAGACCCCGAGGGTGCTGTAAAGGCAGGTGCATATACCGAAAAAACAGCAACAAAGCTCACAAGCCTTGACATTAAGTCGTATATGAATGTTGTTGCCAAGCTTGCGAAGGGCAAGGGCGGTAAGACAAACAACATTACATCGGTTGACCTTATCGTAAATCCTGTTGATTATCTCACAAAGATTATCCCTGCAACAACTGTGCTTGCCACAGACGGCTCGTACAAGAACAACCTTTTCCCGTTCCCGACTAATGTTTATCCGTCTGAAATGGTTACGGAAGGCACAGCCGTTATTGGCCAGCTTTCAAAATATAAGGCTTGCCTCTCAACAGGTAAGGAAGGTAAGCTTGATTACTCTGACCAGTACCAGTTTCTTGAAGATAACAGAGTTTATCTCATTAAAGCTTATGCAACAGGCTTTTCGCTTCACACAAACGATTTTCTTAAGCTTGATGTTTCAGCACTCAATCCTGCCGAAATTAAGGTAACTCTCAATCAGGCAGCAACAGCTTAATTTATCACGGAGGTGTTGAAAAATGGGAATTATGAACGATGTAGTTAATATGCTCGATTTTGATCGCGAACACATTGAAACAGATGAAGGCACAAAGTCGAAAATTGAACTGATTATAGCCAATGGAAAACAGCACCTCCGTGATTACAACCCTCTGTTAACTGATGAGGATTTTGAGCGATCGACAAGGGCAAGAAGTTTGTTGTTCGATTATTGCCGTTATGCTTACTCAAATGCTGTTGAAATGTTCGACCATAATTTCGAGAACGAAATTTTGAAATTAAGGCAGGAATACGAGGTACGAATGTATGATACTGAAGAATAACATAGATTTTTTAACCTTTAATGACGGACTTGCAAAAATCTACGAAACGGACGAAAACGACGACATCATCACCGACAGCCTGAAAAAATATCGTTTCGGCAATGAAAAAATCGGAGTAACTCGTTTTTACGGTGCGAAACAAAACGACATTGAACTGTCAAAGGTTATACATGTCCACAAGGACGAAAACTTGCGAACGGACATGGCGGTTGTTATCAGCGGCACAAGGTTTAAAATCGAACAGATACAGCATGACAAAAGCAAAAATCCCCCTTGCTCGATCGTGAGCCTGTCACAGAGGGGACTGTATGAGGGCGGTGCAGAAGATGCATTTTAAAAATTACGATGAATTTGTCGAACTTATTAAGTCTTGTGGCATTAAATGCGTTGAGGCAGATTACAACAAATCAACCCCTGCACCCTATCTTGTTTATTTCAAGGATGAAGAAACAGGAATTTACGCAGACGGTGAAATACTTTGGAAAAATGCAAAAATCATCATAGAACTCTATACGGCAAAAGACGACCACACAAGCGAAACAAAGTTTGAAAAATGGCTCAACGAAAACGGCTACGGTTGGAAAAAACCAAACCGAGCGTGGGACACAACAAATAAACTTTGTGTAACTTATTACAACCTGAGTGTGATTTTTGATGAGTGATTACAAAAAAGTTGGTATTGACCGCCTCGGAGACGCTCTATCGAAAGAACTGTCAACCTATTCGGCTGATGTGCAAATGGGCGTAAGATTGTTGGTTGATGAAAAAGCCGAAGAACTTAAAAACGAAATCAAAAAGAATGCACCTGTAGGCAGAAGAAAAAAATATCGCAAATCGTTTAGAGTTAAAATCACAAACGAAACATTTAGGTTTTATGAAAAAACGGTTTATGCTGCTAAACCTGAGTACCGGCTTACACACCTCCTCGAAAAAGCTCGTAAAAAGAGGGGCCAAAAAGGCGGAACGGTACAACCGAAGGTGCATATTGCTCCGGCTACAGAGAAAATTCACGGCGAATTTGAAGCCGGAATAAAAAAGCTCATTAAATCATCGGAAGCTATGGGCGGCGGTGATTTGAGCGGTATAAAAAGAATCTAAAAACATAAGGAGTGTTTATTAATGAACAAAACTATTAGAAAAGTTGGTTATGCCGTACTTACAGAAAGTAGCACGGGTGAAATCACATACGGTAAGCCCGTGTGGTTTAAGTCTGATAAGGCAGGCGGCAGAAGTATCGGTGCAGAGCCTATTGGCGATTCAAACACAATCTATGCTGACGGCTTGCCTATTATTGTAGCGAGTGCAAACGGCGGCTACACAATCAGTCTTGAGCTTATTTCAGCAGTCGACGACATCGAAAAAGATTGGTTCGGCAATGATGAAGCAACTGAGGGCGGTATCATCGAAAAGGGTGGTATCAAAGTGATGCCGAGATTTGCCCTCCTCGCTGCAAAGGAAACATACAAAGGTGACAAGCTCTACGAGATTGACACATATTTTGACTGCGTAGCTGCAAGAGCCAGCAGGAACGACAAGACATCTGAAGGTAACTTCGACCCACAGTTCCCGACCTTTACGGTCACAGCAAAGCCACGTCCTGACAATGACTTTGTACGCTATACATCTTATGCCGACACTCTGCCCGAAAGCGTTGTAGTGCCGACTGTAAAGGCTACAAAATCGGCAGTTCCTACAGATCAGGCCTCATCAGACACTACAAAGGCGGCTAAGAGCTAATGAAAGACACAGTTGTTATTAACGATAAAAATGTTGAGGTTGAGGTTACAGCATACACGATGCTCATTTACGAGGACACATTCAAAGGCCACAGCTTTCTGCGTGATGCCGACCGTGTTCTGGTTAAAAATCTTAACGATGTAAAGTTCGGTTCTGCCGTAAAGCTTTTGTGGGCAGCGGCAAAGACGGCAGACGATACAATTCCCAACTTTAAGACTTGGGCGAAAGAAATCAGCATTAAGGACGCTATTTCGGCGACAGACACGATTATCAACCTTATTGTTGACAGCTTAAAAAGCGACAGCCCAAAAGTGACAGCGACAGCGACCTAAACGGATTTAAAACTTTCCTGACGGCGAAAGAGGTCTTATCTTATGCCGTCAGGTGTGGACTGACTGTCGCTGATTTACAAAGATTTACAATAGGTTTTGTGCTTGATTATGTCGAAACATATTTTGCATTGCGAAACAACAAAAATATCCACGAAGATGAAGAAAAATATCAGAAAATGAAATCTGTATTGCCTTTCGTAACGGAAAGATTTGAAAACAAAGAAATCTCAACGGAGCAGTACAGCGAGTTTATGAACAGATATAAAGAATTGGAGGACAGATATGGCATCTACGATTAAAGGCATTACCGTTAAAATTGCCGGTGACACAATAGATTTACAGAAATCCTTAAAAGCTGTACAGTCCTCATCCTCGAGTTTGCAGAGAGAACTGACTGCAATTAATAAGCAGTTAAAATTTGATCCTGAAAACACTGTTTTGCTTGCCCAAAAGCAAGAAGTGTTAAAAGAACAAATCGAAAACAGCAAATCTGCCCTCCTAAAGTTACTTGATGTGCAGGATCAGGTCGAAGAACAGGCCAAAAACGGCGAAATCTCAACCGAACAGTACAGAGCTTATCAGCGTGAAGTTGAAAAAGCGAAAAGCAAACTTGAAACTTTCACTAAACAGCTTGCGGAAACCGAGGAAAAAGCAAATGCAATAAACCTCGAATCTGCCCGAAGTGAGATGTCAAAAACCGAAACAAGCGTTGTTAAAGTCGGCGACAGCTTTAAAAGCCTTGAAAATAAGTCAAATAAAACTGATTTATCCAAGGTCAAAAGAGAAATGGATGAGGTTAAATCCTCAGCCGACAACCTTAAATCTGCCGTCGGTGATGCCTTAAAAGAAGCAGGTGCAGCGGCAACAACGGTCGGCGGAGCGTTGACCGGAACTGTCATAAGTGCAAACAGTGAAGAAAAAGCTTTAAATTCCTTGCAGGCTCAAACCGGCTTGACCGCCGAGGAGATGACAAAGTACAAAGATGTCCTTGAAGATGTTTATAAAGGAAATTTCGGCGAATCTCAGGAAGAAGTTGCAAATGTCCTTGCTTTAATTAAGCAGACAACGAACGAGACCAATCCAAGTAAGCTTAAAGATATGACCGAAAATCTCTTTACTTTAAGAGACGCTTACGATTATGACTTCGTCGAAACGCTAAGAGCGGCGAATATGCTTATGGAACAGTTTGGCGTAACGGGCGATGAAGCGTTTAATCTTATTGCTCAGGGCAGTCAAAAAGGTCTGAATAAAAACGGCGATTTGCTCGACACAATCAACGAATATTCCGTACATTATAAGCAACTCGGCTATGACGCAAACGAGTTTTTTAATTCGCTTGAAAATGGCTCTAAAGCAGGTACTTTCAGTATCGACAAGCTCGGCGATGCAATGAAAGAATTTGGCATCCGCTCTAAGGACACAGCCTCGAGTACGCAGGAGGGATTTGCTCTTCTCGGCTACGGCGCAAAAGCCTCGGCTGAGGACATTCAAAAAGCCAAAGATGAAGTCGCAAAGCTCGAAAAAAATCTTTACTATGCAAAAGAGGAGCAAAAAGGCTTTAACAATTCGACGAGCGAATTAACAAAGCAAAAGAATGCCGATAAAATTGAACAATATTCAGAGGCGCTAAAAACTGCTAAAGAAAATCTTGCAAATCTCGAATCAGCAGGCAAAGGCGCAAAAGGTAGTATTGAGGATTTGCAGGCAAGATTTGCAAAAGGCGGAGACAGCGCAAAATCAGCAACATCAGAAGTCTTAAAGGCTCTTTTTGAGATGGACGATAAGGTCAAGCAGAATCAGGCAGGCGTTGACCTTTTCGGTACGATGTGGGAAGATTTGGGAATTGACGGCGTAAAAGCCTTAATGAAAGTTAATGGCTCCGCTGACAAGGCAAAAAATACCATGAAAAAGATTAAAGACATCAAATATGATGATGTTGAAGCTGATTGGGCAAGCCTTGGCAGAACGGTGCAAACCGATGTCATTAATCCTATCGGCAAATCGCTGTTTCCGGAAGTTAAAAAACTTTGTAATTTTGCGAGTAAACATACCAAAGATATCATTCCAACACTTAAAATTGTCGGCTCTCTCGTCGGTGGCATTTGGGTAGGCAAAAAAACAACCGTTGTTGTAAGCGGTGTACAAAGCCTTATAGGCGCATATAAAAGCCTCAGAATTGCTACAGAGACTGCCAAAATTTCGCAGGAAGGTCTTAACCTCGCACAGAAATCAAACGCAATCGGCATTGTCGTAGGCTTAGCCGCTACGCTTGTAGGCTCCTTGTGGTCAATTGCAAGCGCAAACGATGAAGCCAAAGAATCACAGGACAAGCTCAACGAAGCGCATGAACAAGCTCAGGAAGAAATCAAAGAGCTGAAAGATGCCAATGATGAATATGTTCAGAGCAAGAAAGATGCGGCGTCAGAGGTTGAAAGTGAATTTCAATACTATGACAATTTGTGGGGCGAATTGCAAGGAATTGTAGACCAAAACGGCAAAGTCAAGAAAGGTTACGAGGACAGAGCAAAATTTATTACCAATGAATTGAGCCGAGTTACAGACGATGAAATCACTTGGAACGGTAATGTTATTCAATCATATAAAGACCTTAAAGGCTCAATTGATGATGCACTTGAATCAAAGAAAGCTCTTGCTATGTTATCAGCTACAGAAGATGCTTATCAGACTGCTGTATCGGGTCTTGCAGGAGCAAAAACTGATGCAATAAATGCTTATGCCAAAAAGAAAAAAGCACAAGAAGAGCGCGACAGTGCAGCGGAAACCGCACAAAAATATAATACTGAAGGACTTGACAGAAACAAAAGAATAATCAAAATTGCGGGGTGGGCATTTGAGAACGGAAAAATCTCGCAAACCGATTATCAAAAATACCTTAAAGACGCACAGAATAAGCAGAATACAGCTAAAAACGAGCGTGCTTTATCATCATTTGGCGCGGCATACGGTGCTGAAAGTCAAAAAGCTAAAGATAACCTCAAAGAGAAAGAAAAAACTCTTAAGGAAGTTGAAAGCAAATATAACGAGTATCAAAGAAAACTCGTCAATTATAATAGCACGATTCAAAACTACGAAAACCTCACAGCGGCAACCGCAAAAGGTAACACTGAAGAAATTAAAGCCGCAATGTCGGATGTCGCGAACAGTATTGTTACATACACAACAGGCACTAAAGATGCTCTCGAACAGCAGGTCAATGATTTTAAGACAAATGCTGAGAATCTAAGAACGGCATACAAGGACGGTGTTGAAGGTGTCACAAAAGACCAAGTCGAAGAAGCCGAAGAATTGCAGGAAAGAGCAGAAATCGAGCTTGCTAAGTACACCGATATGTACGGCACGGTTGCCGCAATTGCTACAGGCAAAGCTGACGAAATCAACGCACAACAGCAGAAAATCAAAAACGGTTTCATTGACGCTGAAACAGGTTCAAGAGAAAGCCTCGAAAATCAGCTTGCGAACTTTACCGCAAACTATGAGTTGCTAAAGACTGCAATGGACGAAAATCAGCCGGGTGTAACACAAAAAATGGTTGATAACGCAAAAGAGCTTGTCGATAAAGCAACCGGTGAACTCAATAAACTTGAAGGCAACGGCGAAACTGCCGGTAAAAACGGCACAGAGGGCGTAAGTGACGGCATGAAAAACGAAGATGCCCTCGAAAAAGTTGATAAATCAGGCAAAAAGGTTCTTGGCAAAGCCGAAAACAGTCTTTCAGAGAGTTATAACAAGGGTTATCAAAAAGGTAAGGATTTTACTCAGGGTTATATTAAAGGCTTGAGCGAGGGCGGACCTACAGGAAGCCTTCATGCCGAAACGAACAGGCAGGCAAGAGAACTTGCCGAAACAGGTCTTATTTCTCTTGCGAATGCACAGGATTCACATTCACCATCAAAAAAGACGAGAAAACTTGGAGCTTACTTCGGCGAGGGCTATCGTCTTGGAATCGCCGATGAAATTGCCGAAACGCAAAAAACAGTAAGGTCTTTAACTTCAAGAGCCTTGTCAGCGGTTGAGGGTAATCCAATTGGAGCGGTGAACGATAAATTTGCAGACATTCGCACGCAAAGCCAAAATGCGACAGTAAACGGTCAAATGTTGAAAGCTGTTACAAATTCACCTACGATTGAGATTCAATTTACAGGCGATGTCAATATCAATAATGATATGGATGTTGATGATTTTAATCGCCGTGTATCGACTGCAATTGTGCAAACGCTTGACGGTGAAGCGGCAAAATGGGGAGGTTAAAGATGAGGCATAGTTTTACATACAACGGCACCGATTTAAGGACATTAGGCTTTTTTATAGCTACACCTCCCAAATATCAAATTGCAAAGCGTAATTTTGATTTCACCTCTGTATATGGCAAAAACGGCGGAGTGATTTCCGACAATGGTGTTTTTAACAATGTCGAAATGCAGTTCGAGGTCAACAGTTATCCATACATTGTGCCTAACGAAAGTAACGCTGAGCTTGTAAGAGTATTTGCAGAATGGCTAACGGCTTGGGACGGCGAATATAAAATCTTTAGGGATTCATACAACCCCGGTTATTATTCAAAAGCAATTTGTACGGGGATTGAGCCAATAGAAGAGGTTGCACCTCTTTGTTTGTCAACAACAATAAATTTTAGTCGAATACCGTATTGGTACAGTGACTTGGGACAGGAGATTATCAGACCGAAATTAACTTCGACACAAAACGCAGAAATCGAAGTCTATAATCCTGAAAATTACACCGCCGAGCCTTTTATTAGAATCATCAACAAAGGCGCAAAAGTTAATCCGTTGACGCTGACGGTTAATGATAGTCAAACGCTGACGGTTAAAACATCATCGGATAAGGATTATATTGAGCTTGATTCCGAACAGCAGTCCGCTTCTTTCGATAACGGCACGAGCTTAGCGAACAATTGCATAAGTTGTACAGAGTTTCCAAAGCTTTTGCCCGGTTGGAATAAAATAAAACTCTCAGGGAAAAGCGCAAATGCGTTTACCGATATTGAAATTAAGCCGAATTGGAGGAGATTGTAATGTACCCTATTTTGTATAACGTTGCTGACTATTACAAAAATTCAACACCATTGTTCGATTCTAACGGTTTCGGTTTTTTGGCTGAATGCACCGAGTTTTTGACGACAATGGAACAGAACGGGGCGTACAGCTTTAGCATGAAAATCAAAAGCACAGATAAACTCGCTTCAAAAATTAAAATAACCTCATACGTTAAAGCGAAAGTGAATAATGTATCTGAGCCACAGTATTTTTATGTCACAAAAATAGAGGTTGATAAAAACGGTGATTTAACCGTGTCAGGTGAACATGTGTCAAGAATGTTCTTCCAAAACGGTACAATTCCTCGTGCAATGGACGGATCGATGTATGGCACGCCAAAAGAACTTATTGACCACTATATGCGAGATTACAACCAAGTAGGAAAACCTCTGTATATGTGGTTTACGGATGCCCCATATAAGTGGTTTAATTTCAGCTCATCAATCACCGCCAAGAAAAGGATTTATTTAGGCTATTCACAAGCGGTAAAGTTTGAGGATATCTTCAAAGATGATGACGAAGGATTGATAAATCAGTTTGACGGTGTTTTGTATTTTAATAATTTTGACATTTATTTTAATAAAATCAGTACAGCAGGTGCGAAAAGTGGCTATCGTATAGCTTTCGGCGCTAATGTGTCAGATTATAAGCAGACTGCTGAAATCGGCAACTACTATACACATGTTATGCCTTACGCACGATGCAACACTACGAATAATAAAGAAGTCGTCGTGTCAAGCCCTGAACCATATGAAACAGGGTTAAAACGGAACATAAAAAACACATATTTATACGACTGCACAAGCAAAATCAAAAAATACACTTTAAATCCCAGCACCGGCGAAAATTACGAAGAAGTCAGAGATGCTTTGCGTAACGCAGTTGCTGATTATAACTATTCGACGGAACAAACATCGGAAACCCTGAGTATAAGGGTAACTCTTGAAAACGAGCTCACTAAAATGCACGCAATCAAACTTTATGATGAAGTGACGGTTGTAATGCCGGACGGCACGAATTTGAATCGAAGAATTTCAAAAACGGTCTACGATAGCGTGTCTCAAAAATACAAAGAAATTACAATCGGTGACTTAAGTATGTCGATGTCTGATTTGATAAAAATCCAAAGGAGGTTTAAAAGATAATGGCTATTAGTTTAGCACATAAATCAATTACAATTGATGTTAATGACCGCAACGCACCAAATGTTGTTGGTATTGCCAATATCAATGATAAAGCAACACGCTATCTTGATGTTACTTTAACGGCAAGCGGTGAAAAATTGACCTTTGCAGACTGCACAGTAACTGCAACATTTGCGACAGACGGATATTTAATTTCGGATTCAGTCGCTTGCACACTAAACAGCACAGCGGATGTTATTACTGTTCCGCTCGAAGATTTCAAGTCTATGTCGGGTTTTTTGGCAATTGAAATTAAGATTGCAAACGGTGAAACGCAGGTGTTAAACACGCCGCTGGCCTTAAAAGTCATGGTAACCCCGAGCCTTGCCGAAAACAGCAAGATAAGCAACGAAAGTGCTGGCAGTTTTGTTGAAATCAGCCGAGAGATTGCCACGGCAAGAGGTAATCATAATTCACTCGGAGCAAGGCTTAACGGGATTGATTCGTCTGTTTCTGACAAAGCTGATAAAAGCACGGTCAGTCAGTTATCAGCACGAATGCAGACGGCAGAGAAAGCTCTTACAGGCAAGGCAAACGCAACAGACGTAGCCAATGCACTTAAATCAAAAGAAGACAATTTAAACAAAGTAAGCTCCAAAACGGGCATTACAGACAGCAGCACTAATTATCCGAGCATTAAATATCTTGACGATTTTTATTACGATGCAAGCGAAGCCTACTCATCAGAAGAAACGGACAAGCTTCTTGCAACTAAATACGATTCGTCAAATATCGAAAGCGGAACATCAACGCTTACACCATACTCAACCGTTGCAGATAAAATCAAAAGTGCAAGCTGTACATATAAGACGATTGGTGACATCGTAATCGTCAGTGCAACGGTCAAAATGAACGCAGTATCTCTTGGTGGCAATAACATGTGTCCGCTGATTGATTTGCCGTACCAATGTATTTCCGAGGACAATGTTTTTTGTGTCGGTATTTCAAACCTTGGCAAGCTCTTTAAATTTGCCATTCCGAAAAATAACACTTGGCTACAGTTTT